CGAGCAGCGAAATATTATAGATTTAACGAGGGTGAGTGATGACCAACTCAACGCAATTGCAGCAGCTTTTGTCCAGTCTAACACTGGAGCAAGTCCGAGCCGAAAAGTACCGCAGGTCATTGAGGGAGTTTACGAAAGCCGCTTGGCCGACGATTGAACCGGGATCAGAATACACTTCTGGATGGCACCTAGATGCAATCAGCGATCATCTTGAGGCAGTAATCGATGGATCGATCAAACGCCTGATTATCAATATTCCCCCACGGCATTCAAAGTCGATCTCAACTGCCGTGGTGCTACCAGCGTGGACTTGGGTTACACAACCATCCAAGAAGTTCCTCTATGCGTCCTACAGCGCCTCTCTGTCGATCAGGGACAGCACCAAGTGTCGCAGGCTAATCGACAGCCCGTGGTATCAGGCGCACTTTGGCGACAAGTTCCACTTGAGTGGGGATATGAACCAGAAATCAAGATTTGAGAATAGCGAAAACGGCATTCGATTAAGTACATCAGTTGCTGGGTCACTAACTGGGGAAGGCGGAGACTGTATCGTCTTAGATGACGTAAATAACGTTGTAGAGGCCGACAGTCAAAAGGTCAGGCAGGGCGTCATAGATTGGTGGGATCAGGCCATGCAGAGCCGCCTAAACGACCCTAAAACGGGCGCGTTCATTGTCATACAGCAGCGCGTTAATGAGCAAGACCTCACCGGCCATATTCTTGCAAATGAGCTAGGCAATGAATGGGATCATCTTGTATTACCCGCACGTTATGAGATCGGCCACCCTACTCCAGTGAGATCATCTCTCGGCTTCACAGATCCACGCACAGAAGAGGGAGAGCTTCTCTGGCCTGAGAGGTTCGGAGAGAAAGAACTATCAACTCTAGAGCGCGGTCTTGGCTCCTACGCAGCCGCAGGGCAGCTACAGCAGCGGCCAAGCCCCAAGGGCGGTGGCATATTGAAGTCAAGCTGGTGGGTGCCGTGGGAAAAAGAAAACTTACCCGACAATATCGAATATGTAATCCAATCGTGGGACACAGCCTTTGAAACAAAGGAAAGCTCCAGCTTCAGCGCCCGTACCACTTGGGGCGTGTTTAAGCACCAAGGATACGACTGTGCCATCGTGCTGGAGGCGTGGTACGACAAGGTGAGCTATCCAGAGCTACGCAAGCTGGCGCAAGAGGCATACGATGACTGGGAGCCAGACGCAGTGCTGATCGAAAAGAAAGCGTCAGGGCAATCCCTCCTGCAAGACCTCAGAATGGCAGGGGTGCCAGTGCTGGCGTACAGCCCAGACCGCGATAAGGAAGCTCGCGCACACGCCGCATCTGCCCTTCTGGAAGACGGCAGAATATTCTATCCCAAGCGCAAATGGGCCGAAGATTTGATCTCAATATGTGCCGCCTTCCCAGCGCACCCAAATGATGATATCGTTGACACTTGCACCCAAGCGTGGCTAAGACTGAGAAAAGGATGGTTCTTGGGCCACACTGAAGACCCCGACGAGGACGATCATCAAGAAGCGCAAAGGATAACTTTATATGGCTGATCCAAATGTAATCCCGTTTGCTGAAGGCGCACCCGCAGATGACCTGATGGTCGAGACGCTTCCAGACGGTGACGTGCTGATCGGTGATCCAGAGCTAGACGATATCGAAGAGAGCGACAGCGGCTTCGACGCCAACCTCGCAGAAGAGATCGACGCACGGGAGCTATCGGCCAAGGGCGCGGAGCTTGTGTCGTATTACGAAAACGATGAAGCCGCCAGAGACGATTGGAAGTCACGCTACAAGGCAGGGTTGCGTACCTTGGACCCCGATGGGGGCTTAGATGAAAGCGAGGACGAGAGGGCTACCCGTGGCCTGTCCATCGTTGTTCACCCCCTAATCGCAGAAGCGGCAACCCAATTCAATGCCAAGGCCATTGCAGAGCTTTATCCGTCAGGTGGCCCGATCAAGTCGGTCATAATTGGTCAGCCCGATGAAAAAATCGAAGAGCAGGGCCGCAGGGTCAGAGAATTTATGAATTACCAGATCACAGAGGAAATGCCCGAATACTTTCCCGATCTGGATCAAATGCTGTTTCACCTACCGCTGGTCGGCCAGACGTTTAAAAAGGTTTGGTGGGACGTAAATCTCGACAGGCAGTGCAGCCAGTTCGTCAAGGCCGAAGACTTCTGCGTGGCTCCAGATAGCAAAGACCTCTACACATCTCCCCGCTACACCCACATCATCAGAATGCCGAAAAACGAATATAATCGCTACGTCCAAAACGGCTACTACCTCCAGACAACCGATGACGGCAGCGGAGATATCGATCCAGCCGACAGCGTAATTGGCGAAATCGAGGGCGTCGATGAATACGACAACAACGATGACGTAATCACACTGCTGGAAATGCACCTCTATGATCTGTTCGACGGCATTGATGGCGAGGAAATGGATGAAGACGATCAGGACGATAACGCTGTCGCCTTGCCGTACTGCATCACAATCGATTACGACAATCAAAAGATCGTGTCGGTCAGGCGCAATTGGCGCGAAGACGATGAGCTAAAGAAACGCCGCGACTGGTTTGTGTCGTATAAGTTCCTGCCGGGTTTAGGCTTTTATGGCTTTGGCCTCTATCACATGATTGGCGGTCTGGGCAAAGCGGCGACAGGATCGCTTCGCGCCCTGCTCGACAGTGCCGCATTCGCAAATATGCAGGGCGGGTTCAAGCTGCGTGGCCGTGTGACTGGCGGCGATCTGCAAGTATCCCCCGGTGAATTTGTTGATCTCGACAGTACTGTCGATGACGTAACGAAGGCCATCATGCCGCTGCCGTTTAAGGAGCCGTCAGGTTCGCTGTTTAATTTGTTGGGCTTTATGGTCGATGCGGGACAACGCTTTGCGTCCACAGCCGATCTAAACGTGGGTGACGTAAATCCCAACGCACCAGTGGGATCGACGGTGGCACTGATTGAGCAGGGATCAAAGGCGTTCAGCGCAATTCACAAGCGCCTGCACTACGCGCAGGGCCAAGAATTTAAAATGCTGGCGGCTCTAAACGCAGAAAATCTGCCCGAAGAGTTTACGTTCTCACGGGCTGGCGCAGCCGAAACGATCTATGCCGCTGACTTTGATGAGCGCATTGACATTGTGCCTGTGTCCGATCCCAACATATTTAGCACCGCCCAGCGCATCGCGCAGGCGCAGGCCGTTCTGCAAATGGCGCAGTCCGCACCGCAGCTTCACGACCTATACCAAGCGTACAAGCGCATGTACGAGGCGATCCGCATTCAGAACATCGATGAAATCTTGAAAAAGCCAGAAGAAGCTGTCCAGATGGACTGCATCGATGAAAATATGAGCGTGATGTATGGCAAGCCAATTCGTGCCTTTATTGAGCAAGACCATGAGGCGCACATCGCGGTGCATATGCAGTTCCTGCAAGACCCATCTTTGGCAGGTAACCCCGGCGCTAAGACCATGCAGCCGATCTTAATTGCCCACATCGCGGAGCATATCGCGCTGCTGTACCGCCTCAGAATGCAGGCAGGCGTGGCAATGGAACTGCCCCCACTGCCAAACTTCAAAGACCCCGACTTCAAGTTTGAGAATGTTGATCCAGAGCAGGATCGCATTATCAGCCAACGGGCCGCAGAAGTGGTCAGGGCCGCACCCCAGATGAAGCAGATCGAAGCCATAAGGGGCGTTGGTCAGCAGGGCCAAGGTCAGGGCAATCCGTTGGAATACGCGCAGCAATTGGCAAAGCTGGAGACCGAAGCCCTCACGGCCAGAACGCAGGCGCAAATTGCTGCCGATCAGGCCAAGGCACAGTCCAACATTCAGATCAAGCAGGCAGAGGCCAAGCAGGATATGCAGATCGAAATGGCAAAGGCGCAGGCAGACTTGCAGGCCAAGGTCACCAAGCTGGAGGCCGAGTTGCGGCTTGAGCGAGAGAAGAACGCCGCGAAAATTCAAATGGAGGCAATGAAGAATGTACCCCCCGCGATCCTATAATTTGCCCCCGATAAATCCTGCGGCCTTCGGCGGTCAGCCGACAGAGCAAGCGCAGGGTGGTCAGCCCCCACTTTCCTCCCAGAGTGGGGGTCAGCCACCCATAGACATGAATAAATATTTAATGAATAAAGTGGCAGAAATTCGCAAGCGCATGGGCGCTGGTGACATGGGTGCGCTGTCGGCCATATCAGACGCCGCACAGGTTCCAGTACAGCAGCCCCCAACGCAGGGGCCACCTCAACAACAGGAAATGGCGTGATGGCTGAGAGACAGGGCGCATTTGCAGATTTAAGTGTTGAAAATAGATTTGATGATTTTGATCTGCCTGTTTCTGGCAGTATGCGTTTTGAAAAACGGCCAAATCAATCACGATCTGAGTTGGATTTATACAGAACATTTGATGGCAGGATGGGCAGCGTCACGCCCTCAATGGGCTACACCACCGAAGAAACGAAATACAGGGATGGTCAGGCTGACGTTGAGAACAGGGCCAGAACCGTGCGTCTTGGTCTTGATGGAGCGACCACATTGGGGCCAGTGGACATAAGCGGCAATGCTATGGGCAGCAGAACCATGCAGGACAATACCTACACGTTTCCCTTTGCCAGTTTCACGCAGGGAAGCTCCAGCACATTTACAAAATTAGGCGCAGCGGCCAAGATGGGCGCGTTTGATTTTAACGTCAGCAGGCAGAAATCAACGGGCAGGGAGCCAGTTTATTCTGGGTCGCTTGGAATAAACATTGGCGATGGTGGCCGTATCAGCTACTCTGACAGCAATATGGGCGAACCGAGAATTGACGCCAGATATAGGATGGAGTTTTAGATATGTGCGGTGGATATGGTAACGAAGACAGCAACAATGATGGTGACGTAACTCTTGCTGATTTCTTCAGAGACATCACAGACGGCGGTGGTGCGGGATATTCTGGCGCACGGTTTGGGGGCGGTACTGGCTCCAATGTATTAGATGACAACAATGACAGATATGTATCCGAAGCAGAATATCAGCGGGGCCAAAGTAATGCTGAATCCAATGCAGATCGCGGTATTACTGGCGAGATTGGCGATGCGTACAATAACTCTCAAAACATAATTAGCAGGGGTAGTAATATCTTCGGCGCACTGCCACGGGGATCGATACGACAAGAGGCTGCATTGGGTCCACAATATGGAACGCCAATAGAGACAAAAAATATGGCTAGATATTTGCAGATGGGTGGGATGCCGGGCGCTGCTATCAGGGGAGTTAGTGGGTTTTTAGGTGGGGCGGCTGACGCTGCTGGAGATATGGGTCGAGCCTTGACTTTCCAAGAACAAAGAAAGCGCGAGGCACAAACACCAGAGCAGGCGGCAAGAAGTTATGACAGCATCTTTAACACTGGCGCAAGGACTGTGCCGCAGGATGTTATAGAGGGTACACGGTCTTTAAATCCACGTCTGGGTCGGCCAATGGCGATGCCTGCGCCTGTTAGTTCGGGTGAGCCTGATCCAGAAAATGATTCGCTTTCAAACCAAGCAACAGCATTATTTGGTCAAAATGTAATGTCTGGAGATATAAGCATTAAACCTTATTATCAAGTTTATGAGTTGGGAAATAATAGATATTTGCTTTACTCAGATGGAGTATCTGAGGGGTCATACAGTGGTGAAGTACTCAGGAGCGAAAATATAATAAATTAAATCAATAGGAGACCGACATGAACCCCGACCTTGAACTAATTAGAAACTACACAAACGCTCTGGTCACGGCTGGTATTGATGCATCTCAAATATCTGACGGTGTTTTAGAAGTTGTTCGGCAGGCGAGACAAAAGTTTCAGCAAGCGAAAGAGCAAAACATTCCCCTTGAGAATTTACAGATTTTGCCCGAAGATCAACGCGCAGCAATGCAGTCTGTATTGTACGAAATGGAACGATCTATGGCAGCGTCCAGCGCACCATTGGGCCGTCCAGACTTTGGCACAGGCACACCACCCGACATGTCCATGCCGCAGGCAATCCCCACGCAGCGGGAGCCGTCAATGACGCAGTCCGACATGGATCGCGCAA